ACTAATGATATGGCGATGCCATATCAAACATAAACCAACTCCTTAAAAAGGAGTGAAAAATGGTAGAAAGATACGTTGTCGTTCCAGGCATACCTGTTTTGTTAGGAGCTGTGTGTAGGGATGGGAGATATTACGCCGAGACGGCCAGCTCCGGATTTGACCTTTATGACACTAAAGAAAAATGTCGGCTTTCTCTTGCGCTTCCGTCAAGACATGAGGCGGAACTTGCATGTCAAAAGAAGAATGGAGAACAACTATTTGATTGGGAGAAACAATCCTTTACTGATCAATCCGGCTGAAACGCAACTTGAATACCAACTATCCACGTGTTCGTTTGGAATCCATCACGGCTAACGGAAGGTACCAAATGGACGTTCTCTTAAGGCTGGAAAGGACCGTCATCTACCGTATCGAGCAATCTTGTCCAAGCCTCATAGGCTGCTCTTTGATGCAGCACGGCTTCGTTCCACCGGTACCCTGAGACCTCCTTCGCTACAACCATCATCATTAATTGACTGGTTGTGGCATCCAAATCCAATAACAGGTGGTGAGATTCGAAGCGGAAATCATCGATATTATGCATGTATTCACTTCAATGCTGGAGAGGGCTTGATAATGCGAGCCACTATTTTGACATAACAGGTTGCGCTCAGAATCAATCTATTGCATAGAGCAAACGCCTTGCAAACACTCTATTTCACTCAATGAGTGCTGGATCGGCCCTTTCTAAGTCCGCACGGAGGATCATGCCCGCAGTCCTCCAAGCGTCGAAGCGGTTCCCCGTCGCCTCGCACTCGCGGAAATCTCTCGCCTCCATTACTGTACATATGAACAGTTCATGAAAAACGCAACCGTGGATCCCTACGATATCGAAGACACCAGCGATTGGCTCGGCTGCCCGACTGAGCTGGAGACATGCCGTCACTTTTTGCGCATATACGAAAACGAAGTCCAGGAATTGACCTTCCAACTCCGCAAGTCGCGCAGAGACATCTTCAACCTGGTGCAAATGCACGCGGAGGTATCCGAGGAGCGCGATCGACTCCGCGCAGAACTGAACCGAGCGCTCACCTCTGCGCCAGATGCCAATAGAAGGGTCACGGATATCGAGACCAAGACCAACTGGGAGCTGATGGCCAACGCCAAGGTGATCAGCGAGCTCCACGCAAAGCTGCGCAAGCTGACCGGCGTGGATCCGTTCACCCAAATTGCGAAAAGCTGATTGCCCATTCCAGGACTCAAACCATGTGTGGACGACTTTCTCAATACGATGGCATCCACGACTTCGTGGCTGCGTTGAGCATGCCCAACCCGTTGGTGAACAACACCGGCGATTTGCCGTTTCGACGCTATAACGCTGCGCCCGGTACGCAGCTCGCCCTCTTCCACCAGGAAGGCGCCTATCTGCACGCCGACATGGTGCGCTGGGGATGGCGACCGCATTGGGCCAAGGATCGTGCCGCGCCGATCAATGCCAGGGTCGAAAAGGTCGCCCACGGTCCGTTCTTTCGGGCGATCTGGCCACACCGGGCGATCATCGCGATCAACAACTGGTTTGAGTGGGTGGACGAAGGCGGACCGAAAAAGCAGCCCTACCTCATTCGCCGGCGGGACCGAGCGCCGATCCTGTGTGCAGCCATCGGCCAATACCCAAATCCGGAGCATGAGCCGAGTGAACACGATGGCTTCGTCATCATCACCGCCGACAGCGCCGGTGGCATGGTGGATATCCATGACCGGCGTCCGGTGACGCTATCACCGGAGTTGGCCAGAGAATGGTTAGACCCTTCCACACCCAAGGAGCGAGCAGAACAAATGGTACTGCTGCAGGGTGAGCCCACTGAGGCATTCGAATGGTTCAAGGTGGATCGGGCAATTGGCAACGTACGCAATCAGGGTCGTGACTTGATCCAACCCGTGGAAGGCGAACCAGAGGGAAACAGTTTGTTTTAGGCAGATGCCAGGGACTTGAGTCGATCTTCCAGCGCGGTTTCAAAAATGATGTAAAGCCGCTCCGCGTCACCTACGCGCAAGGCTCCCACCGTCTCCATGCCCAAGACAAATCCCTCGGCACGAGCGCCGGCCTTCACGGCAATGAGCATCGACTCAGCGCGTTGGATTTGTGCAAGGAGGCGATCAGCTTCACGCCGCGGCCTGGGGCCGAGTACGACATCTTCCACGGACCGCCTCCCCTTTTTTCTGCACTACGACATCCAATACATCACCAAGACCACGACTACCACCCACACCAGGGTGAGCAGGAACGAGAGTCCGGCAAGTTGCTTATCCATGGCCGATGCCTCATCCCCCTGTCAAAGAATCATGAGGCAACCTGACACCGGCGACAAGAATGGCGGCATGCCATCACGAGACAAGCTCAATCGATATTTCGTATTGCCGGACGCCTCGGCGTAGTTGCGCGGTGCACTGCAGGCTAGAACAGACGCCCTAGCGCTGATACTTCCCAGTTGGTGATCACCAGTTCGCCGCTGACCTCCGCCTTGCCCTGTCGCTGATTGGTGTTGCAATAACGGATGTCCAGTGTCTCGAAGTGGAAACCGTCGAACACCCGTCGGATATCCGGATGATCGTTGATGCTGACCATGACCTTGCCTTTGCAGCGGCGCATGAAGTCGGCCATTCGCTCGTAGTTCTCGAACGGAAAGTCGACCCCATATCCCGCAGTCTGCCAATAAGGCGGGTCCATGTAGTGGAAGGTGTGAGCACGGTCGTAGCGCTCAGCGCATTCAAGCCAGGGGAGATTTTCGACGTAGGTACCGGACAGACGTTGCCAGGCGGCCGAGAGGTTTTCCTCGATCCGCAGCAGGTTGATGGCCGGGCCAGTGGTGGCGGTACCGAACGTCTGCCCGGTGACCTTACCGGCGAAGGCATGGTGCTGCAGATAGAAGAATCGGGCGGCGCGCTGAATGTCGGTGAGCGTTTCGGGGCGGGTCATTTTCTGCCACTCGAATACCTGGCGGGAACTGAGCGCCCATTTGAACTGGCGCACGAATTCTTCCAGGTGGTTCTGCACAACCCGGTATAGCGTAACCAGGTCGCCGTTGATGTCGTTGAGCACTTCAACGGGCGCAGCTTGGGGTCGCAAGAAGTACAGCGCGGCACCGCCGGCAAAGACTTCAACGTAGCATTCGTGTGGTGGAAAAAGCGGAATGAGGCGATCGGCCAGGCGGCGTTTGCCGCCCATCCAAGGGATGATAGGTGTAGACATGAGAGCAAGACCTTTACTGTATATATAAACAGGTGCTAGGCTCCCCGCGCTTTGTGCACGGAGCAAGAGCCTTGGCTGGACTTGCAGGGACTATCTGCAGGGACGGCGGCCGGATGGGATGTTGACGCATCCTCTCCGGTCGCTCTTTTTCACTTCGCTATTGAAATTGCTTTCGCATAAGCCTGGCAGGCTGCCAAGGCGATCAATCCTTGGTCGCCGGCATCGGTGATGCCAATAATTCGTTGAGCATGCGCTGGGTCAAGTTGGGCTCTTGCGGGACCATGAACCACGCCGCCGGCTGCGGTGGCGGCTGGCACTGCGTTGCTGCTGGCTGCATCTGCGGCGTCGAGTAGGACTGACAAGCGCAGGTCAGCAGTGGCAAGGCGATCGCGCAAGCGACCCTGATTACGTTGGGCATCGGTTAACACTCGAAAGTGGGTTTGTTCGCTGGTTGAAAGCTGCTGCTCCAGGACCAAACGCTTGTCCCGCTCGGTGCGTTGTTGCGCGGCCGAGGCGAGGGCCAGTTGGTTGAGGGTTCCGGTGTGCAGGCGGGACTGTTGTTCCAGCCGCTGGCCGTAGCGCCAGTCCTGGACTTGCCAAGTGATCGCGGCCGAGCCGCCGACCAAAATGGCCAGCAGCCCCCCGGTCGCCAGCAACCGATACGGCGCCGGAATCAGGTCGACGAAACGCATAACACCGCCCTCGCCCGCTCCCACAGTTGCAACCGATCCGAGAGGCCATTGAGGCCGCCATTGATCTTTCGGGTGATCGCTTCGAAGTCATCCCGATCCGCCAGGGCGTTCAGCTCGCGCATCCACCAGAACCAAGCCGCCGATTCGGCGGCCCCTTGCGGTTGCTCGAGCAATTCCGGCGTGCGCAGCAATCGTTCGTCGCCGAACAACGCCAGGCTACAGCGCAGGTAGTTGCTGTGACCGGTGATCTGGATCAGACCGCGTCCGCGATAGCGCTGACCATCGCCATCTGCCGCCGGGGTGTTGCCCAGTTTTGCGGCCAAGTTACCGGTGTCGTACTTGCTCAGGTATTGCTCGCCGCCCAGTTCGCGAACGTATTGCAGCTGACCGGACTCATGGCCCACTTGGGCGATGAACGCCGCCTGCCGTTTCGGTGTGTTGATCTGCCGGTTCGTCATCGCGACATTGAGTGCGGATACAAAAACGCCCGCTTGGCGGCGGGCGTTGGGCATGATGTGTTGCAGCTGTTGCTCGGTTAAGGGCATAAAAACTCCAGACATAAAAAAGCCGCACGGGGCGGCGATGGGGGATGTGTTGGACTACGCGAGGCTGACCACCTTGACCGGTTTGTCGGCTTTCTTTTTCTTGCCCTTGGCCTTGGCTTTGCCCTGCTTGCCGCCGTTGCATTCGACCGTGGTCGACCAGCCGGCCTGGGTGTAAACCTGCTCGACCGAATCGGCCAGGTACTCGCCATCGAGCCCGACCTTGAACCCGTGGGCATTGATTGAGCGCTCGGCAAAAATGTCGGTGCGCCCTTCCATCTCGAAACGCACCCCGGCCGTGGAACGGTTGAACGCCGCCAGGCGTGCCTTGGCCGCTGCCTCGGCGGCAGTTTTGTTCGGGTGAATGTGTCGATCCGTATGCACCGCCGGCAGGCCGTCCGGCACGTCGTCATTGTCCAGGGACACTACGGCGAGCTGGCCGGTCTTCTTGTCCTGATGCGTGGCCGCCACGGCCTTGTGCGCGTTGCGATCGCCCAGGCGGAATTGCCAACGGCTGACGTCGCTGCGCGTGAGGGTGATCGCGCCAAAGGCCTTGCCGCTTGCGCTCTCCCCGCCCTGGCGCGGCATCACCAGCAACTTGCCGTCGGCGACCTTGGTCGTGCAGTCGTATTGCTTGGCCAGGCGCGTGATGAAATTAAAATCGGACTCGCCGATTTGATCGGCACGTTCGACCTTGGTGGCCACCGGGCACACCGCTTGCCAGCCGTTGCGCGCGGCGATATCGGCGACGATCTTCGACAGCGGTACGTTTTCCCAACTGCCGCTGCGAATGGTCTTGCCGCTGCCGCGCATGTCGCTGGCCTTGCCCTGAATGACGATGGTATCGGGCGGACCTGACACGGTGATTTCATCCACTACGTAACGCCCCAGGCGCGCCAGGGATGTCTCGACGTAGCCCAGGTAGACCTCGATCCCCGCGCCACGGCTCGGTAGCGTCACCAGGCCGTCGCGATCGTCTATGCGCAACTCGAATTCGTCCGACTCCATGCCGGTCTTGTCGGTGGTGCGCAGTTGAATCAGCCGATCATTGATCAGGCTGGTGATGTCGGCCCCGTCGGCGACAATGCGAAACATCGGAGTCATGAATTTTGCCCAATAAAAAACCCGCACCAGGCGGGTCGAGGTTGATCGGTTCGTTACGCGTAACGGCCAACGGCGCCGGCGCGTGTCCGGACGGGCATTAATCCCAGAGTGTTACCTGCTCATCGATCGGCGCCGGCAGATCCGGCAGGTATATCAATACGCCGGAGCGGTAAGGCTGTTCCTCATCGGCCAACCCGGGATTGGCGCCCAGCACCGCCTCGACGCTGCCGACCAGATGGCCGTAGTAGTTATGGCAAATGGTGTCCAGCAGATCCCCGTCAGACGTTCTGCATGTCGTCGCCATAGCGCACAAACTCCAGAGTGAACCCTTGTTTACGCGGAATCCCGCCCTGCATCAGCGCGCTTTGCTCTTCTTCAAGGCTCTTCAGGCACCAGGTGCCCAACACGTCGCCATAACCGGTGGTCAGGGTCAGCGGCTGGAGCTGGGCGCCGAGCGTGCGCAGCGTGTCGAGCTGTTTCAAGCCGCCCTTGAGGCCCGGGATAATCGCGCCCTTGAGGGTGATTTTCTCGTCGCCCATGCCCACCGCTTGCTGCGCCGGGCGCCGCGAAAGGCGCTCTTGCGAGGCCCAGCGGAATTCAGTCGAGCGGCGCAGCTCATCAAAGGCCGCCGTGTCGAGGTTGAAGAAATACGGCGCCGCCTTGGGGTCTTGCGGCTGGATGATCAACAGGTGCGGAAACGGCTGCACCGCCTCCGGCGCCGGGGTCTGATCCGTGGCAAAGGCCCCCGTGGGCACGATGTTGGCCAGGGCCGGGCTGGCCTTGCCGGCGATTTTGTTGATCGCCGTCGCCGCTTTCCCGGCCTGCTCCTTGAGCGTGCCCAAGCGCTCATCCATTCCCGACAGCGCACGACTGGCCTTGTTGTAGGTGGCCACCACCGCGCCGACCTTGGCTTGCGCGGCATTTACTCCGCGCATCACCCGCTGGAGCTTGGCGCCCATGGCCGGCCCCACAAAGGGCAAATCCTCCAGCTCGGACGCGGCGCCGGTGATTTCACCGATCGCGCCATTCATGGGCCCCAGCATGCCGTCTAGGCTGCGCCGTCCGGTTTCCCCCGCCGAGGCCAGGTATTTCAGCCCCGACTGTAACTGCTCCAATGCCGGCATAAGCCCTCCTGTTTAAACGTTCGGCGTGTCGTATAACTTGCGGCTTTCCAGTTGCTGGGCAAACTCGCGCTGATGCTGATCGAGCAACGGCCGGAGCTTGGCAAACAGGGCGTTGGCGTCCTGCACATCCCCCTGCACCGTCAAGGTAAACGGCGCCTGAATGTCCACCTTGGAATCGACCTTAATCCCCTCGCTTTTCACCGGCGCCACGGGGGCGAGTTTCGTCACCGCATCGGCACCGGCCGGGGGCATCATCAAGGCCCGCGCAGCATCTCCCGGATTGGCCAGCATCGCCGGCGCAGCGCTCGCCGGTTTGGCGAAGGATTGCGTGACACCGCCCAGCACCGGCGGCATGGTCTTGCCGGCATTGGCCATCATCAGCGGCCCCGCGTCAGGCAGGCGCTTGAGTGATTCGTCGGCGCCAAACATCGACCTACCGAGTATCCCGCCCAGAAGATCGCCCCCCATGCCGCCCAGGGCCGCACCGATCGCCCCACCCACCACCGTGCCGATCACCGGCACCACAGAACCGATCATTGCGCCCGCCGAGGCCCCGGCGATCGCCCCGGCCAGCCCACCCGCGGCGCCGCCGTAGCCCTCGGCCTTTTCGTCTTGGGTTTCGGCATTCTGGTAGGTGTCCACCGCCTTGAAAGCAGAGTCGACCGCCGCAAAGATGGCCGGGCCTTTCACCCCCAGGCCGACATTTCCGCCACGACCAAAGCGGCCCGATCGCCCGCCCTTCTTGCCCTTGCCGCCGTCGGCATCGACGCCGCCCGCATCCAGGCCACCGGCGCCGCCGGCCAGCAGGTTGGTCACGATCACCTTTTGCGGAATGTTCGGATTGCCCCCCAGCGAACCGCGCCCGATGTTCAGCAGGCCCTTGGCAATCTTGAAACTGCTAAAGGCGGTCTGCGCGGCGATCACCGCCGCCACGGCCGCACCGATCCCCGTCACCAGGCGCGGCGATTCATCTGACAGCTTGCTCAGGCCCTGGGCGACCGACGTCAACCCGCCCGCCACGGCGTCTGTCACCGGCCGAAAGGCATCGCCGATCGCCCGCATGGCATCGTCCATGCCCTGGGCCATTTCCGCCCATTTCTGCGCCGAGGACTGGCGCCGCTCTTCGAGGTTCTTATCCAAGATCCCGCTGGCATTGGCCGACTCGTTTTTCAACTTGTCGTACAGATCCTTGTTTTGCATGTACGCCGTCAGCGCGCCCTTGACCTGCATGTCGGCGAACAGGTCGCCGGTGCGCAGGGCTTGTTCCAGGGACGCAATCATGGCCTTGGCTTTTTCTGGATCGGCCTCCTTGCTGATCCTGGCCGTGGCTTCCGCCATGGCGGCGGCCTTCTTCGGATCGGTCGCGGCAATGTACTTCTGCGCCAATTCAAAGCTGGATTCCAGGGTCGACTTGCCATTCTGCAGGCCGGTGTTCATCGACGCTTGATAATCAATACCGGCGTCTGCATAGGCCTTGACGGTGTCGACCGAGCCGATTTTCTCCATCCAGTTTTTGAGGTTGTTGGCCGCCTCATCGGAACCGCCGGCGGTCTTCATCTGCACCTGAAGCATGGCGCCCAGTTGCGACACCGAATCCATGCCGGTGATGCCCAGCTTGCCCATGCCGGCTAGCAGTTCCGGGAACCAGCGCGCCATGTCGGCCGCCTCAAAGCTGCCCGCCTGGCCTTGGTAGGCGATCGCCTCCAGGGCCTTTTGCATCTGCGCCGGGTCGGTGATCTTGGCGTTCTGCCCCAGGGCATTGATCATGCGCGCCGTTTCGGTGCCATCCGAACCCTGACCCACGGCGAACTTGGCCGCCGTCGGGGCATACTTCAGCGCCTTGTCCAGCTCCATGCCGGCGCCCACCAGGGCGTTGACCACCTCGGCCACCTGATTGCGCGCCATGCCGGTATCGCGCGACGTGTCGACAATGGTTTTCGACAACTGCGCCTCTTCCGGCTTGTTGGCAATGTTGGCCTTGATCGCAATGTCACGAATGATCGCGCCATAGTCCGCGCTGACCTTGGTCGGCACCGCCATGGCCACCGTCGCCGCCGCGGCCTGGCCGACGCTGCTTTTCAGGTTCTGCTTGCCCTCATCGAGCTGCATGTGTCCCTTGGCTTTCAGCTCGGCCTTGGCCGCCACGGCGCCCATGCTGGTGTAAGCCTTGGTCAGATTGCGGACTTCAACACCTTGTTTCTTCAGGCTGCTAAGGTTGCCCTCCAGTTGCCGCAACAGCGCCGAGGCGCCCTTTTCGCCCGCCAGGTGCGCCTTGCGCCACTCTTCCTGCAAACGCATCGTGTCGCCGATGGTCTTTTCCAGCACCCGGGCTTTTTTGCCTTCGGCCTCCAGCTTCTTGATGCGCCCGGTGACATCCTTGAAGGCGTTGCCCACCGTGGAACTGACCGCCCCGCCAATGACCAGGCCGAGCGCGAGTTTATTCGCCATGTGCATGCCCTATACGTCGTCGTCGATCGAAGGCGGCTCAATCCGTGAGCCACCACACCATCCGATCAAAAGTCATGGCCTCGATCTCGGCCGCCGAGAACCCCGTCTCTTTGGCTAAACGCTTGGCCGCGATCTTGAGCGTGGTTGCGTTACAGGTCGTCTTCTTCGACCAGGCGAAAATAGCCCGCCTGCAAGCGGTTGTAGTCCTTGAGTTTCAGGGCCACCAGATCCGTCTCGGTGGCCGTGAGCAAGCTGCAAAACAGGTGAAGCTCCATTTTTTCCATGTCGCCGGCGGCAATCATCTTCGCCGCGTTGAAGTCCTTCACGCTGGGCGCGCGCAGGGTCAGCTTGTCGACCAATACGCCGTTGAAATTGGCCTTGTAACGCAGCGTTACGGTAACGCCTTCATCCGTGACGGCGAGCCAGCTCGGCAACGCTTGGGTAACTTGAGTCATGTGCTTTTATCCTTAAAGGCCAACGGCCGAACGTTCGGCCGCGAGTTGGTCCACACCGTCGATCACTTGAATCATGTTGATCGGATCGATCTCGTACATCACACGCCCGTCAATTTCGAGCTTGTAATAGGTCAGCTTCACGGCGTGCTTGATTTCCGCTTGGTCGCCGGGCTTCCAGTCGCCCATGTCGACCTCTTTCACCCCGCCGCGCATGGTCACGACCACCGGCGTCACCGCGCCCTTGAGGCCCTTGTACGAGCCACGGAACACCAGATTGCAGGCGGTCTGATCGGACAGGCCGAAAAACTTCAGCGTCTCGCGGCGCACGCCATTGGTGGTAAACGCGGACTCGAGTTTTTCCAGGCCCACGGCAAACTCGATCGGGGCGGACATGCCGCCGCCCTGATAGTCGACGACTTTTTGCGTCAGCTTCGGCAGGGTCAGGCTTGGCACTTCACCGGACAGGCTCACGCCGTCGACAAACGCGACGCAGTTGGTCAGAACTTGAGGAATCATTGAACGGCCCCCTTAGGCTGTTTCGAGAACTTCGGTCAGCCACTCGTTGGTGACTTCGATAAGGAAATTCGGGTTTTCCGCCGGCGGCACGTCGGTGAAACGGATACGCCAGTAAATCTTGCCTTGCTCGATTTGGCTGGCCGTGTTCATTTCCTTGTCCGCGTAGACTTCGAAATTGATAATCGCGCCGGCGTTCTTCTGGTCGCGCATGAACGCTTGCAGGCCTTCGGTGACGTCTTGCACGTAGGTCTTGGTGATCGAGCGATCCACCGCCCACTTGTGCCCCGCCTGGATCGCATCCATCAGGATGTCGCAGGTGCGCACACGGGTGACGAACGACCATTTGGCATCAGCGGACAACGTGCGGTTGCCCCAAAGGCGATAGCCACCGTCGCGAATGATCGTGGTGATATTGGCGTTATTCAGCAGGTTGGCCCGACAGGTGTCGTCGCCGTCCAGGTACTCGATCGGGCGACTGGTGCCGGTGATGCCGACAAACTCTTTGTTCGACGGCGATGCCCAATAGCCGTAATTGGCATCGGTCCAGGCGAACAGGCCCGCGACCCAGGCCGAACCCGGCGCATCGACCGTCTTGCTTTGTGCCGTGTCCCAAAACTGCACGCCGGGATCGACCAGATACACACGCTTGCTGCCGAAGTTTTCCGCGTAGGCCAGCGCGTCCTCGTCGGTGGTGTTCGGCCCGTCGACAATGGCGAGCGCGCGCAACTTGCCGGCCAGGGCATCCATGGCGGTGGCCACCGCTTGCGTGGCGGAATGCCCCGGGGCGATCAACAGTTTCGGCTGGGCGTTGTGTTTGCTCTTGCCGTCCAGCAGGGCTTGCAGGCCGGTACGCTGACCATTGGCGAGAACGCCGCCGATGATCGCCGAGGTTTGCAGCGCCTCGTCTTCCAGCTTTGGCACGCCGATGGCGACGATCACCGCTTTGGCGCGGACATAAATCGCCTGACAGGCCCGGGTGATCGCCGAGTCAGCGCCGAACGCGGCAATGGCCTCGCGCTCGGTCGTGACCAGCACCAGCTCGCCGGCCTTGGCCGTGACCAGAGGGCCGGGTGTGAAGGTGTCGCACAGACCAATGATCGACGACGAAGGCAACGAAATAGTGCGCGCGCCGGTATCAATCAGCGTCGTGGTGACGCCGTGAAAAAAGCCAGCCATAGATCAATCTCCAAAAACGGAAAAGCCCCGCGTGAGCGAGGCTATGAGGGTGTTGGTGTTACGCGTAACGGAAAAGAAAACGCCCCGGCAGTGCGGGGCGTTTATTGGGTCTGTTCGGCGATCCACTCCGGCGCCAGCGGCCGGTGCTGGCTGTCCGGAAAATCTGCTGATTGAGGCCAATCGCGCAGCGCCTGCATGTACAGCAACAGCGCACCGAACTGCTCGGCGGTTAGCGTGGTGGACTCCGCAATTTCCAACTGGTCGCGGTGCCGATCGCGCATCCACATGACCGCCGACAGTTCACCGTCACGCCATGCCCGCTCCCGGTGCGATGGCGCGTCAGGGTCCGGGACCGGATCGATCAAAACCGGCAGCCCCTGCTCACCGAGCATGATCGTTTTTCCGGTCGACTGACCGGCAAGCAATGACACATACAACGCCGAGGAAATCTCTACCGCGTCTGCCGGAATACTTTTAGCCGCGTGCGTGGCCGTATTGAAAAAGCTCCGGGTTGCCTCGTGATACAAAATAGACATGCCCATCCCTCAATTTCCGATGGCCCACCAGGCGATAATTCCCGCTGATGCCGTGTAGTTGTTTTGCAGCCTGAGCACTGATTTAGACAGAATCACCGCCCCCGGCGTGAATGCTGACGGGGTGGTCATGGTCGAAAACTGCATGCTCGCAAAAGCACGCCAACCCGCATTAGGGAAAGCAAGCGGAAAAAGCGTGTCTAAAACCGGGCCGACAGCGGAAATCGCGTTGGTCGCTTGCGGAACGGTTAACACCCCCCATTGCAAGACGATGCCCCCCAGCCAAGGGGGCAGCGCGATATACCCCACGTCACCGAGCACCATAGAGATACCAAAACGCAGTTTTTTGGGCGTGACGATGGTTGCATCATTAGCTCCAGCATTTACCTGTGCTTGCGTTGCGACTTTGGCGGTGCCTTGGTTGTTTTCCGTGGCTTGTGCGGCCAGCACCGCCAACGCCGCAATATCAATGTTTCCCTGATTGATCGGCGCGTTCCAGGCCTTGATGCACCACATCACTGCCAAGTTGCGGCCACGGGTTTCAGCTGCCGTTCGCGCCACTCGGGAGGCATCAAACGACATGTTGATCACACCGGTCGTGGCTCCGCCAGCTGGCAGTTGCGTTCCCCCAACCGAGACCCCGGAGAAAGCACCTTGTGCAGTTCCCGTACCCGCGAGCTGCACCCCATTGTTCGCAGCGTATTGCCCTGTGATGTTTTGCAGCGCATCAAGCTGGGAACTACCGATGGCACGACCCGCATCGACCCCGCGCCCATGGTCCCAGCCGCGCAGGAACTCGGCGCGAGATTCCGGTAGCCGGAAACTGCCCGCCCCTTCATTGCCCTGATTGAACGCGGTGCCGAGGAATGCGGCCAGATCCGGATAAGCCGCGATGCTCTTAACACTGCCGTCAACTTCCAGAAACCCCGGCGCGATCTTGTCGACTGGAAACGCCACCATGGTGCCCACCGGCAAGGCCGAAGCCTGGGCAATCATCGACTCAATTTCGGGCTTGGTGTAAGTATCCGAAATGCCGAAGCCGGCCAGCGTAGTTGGGTTGTCACCCGACACCACCACCCCGCGATTGTTGACGGTGACACGCCTGTAAATACCGGCCGTTTTGTTCGCCGGTAGCACCTCCAGAATGGCCGCATCGACGTAGGCGCGCGAGGCCAGCACCACCGCCGGATCAATCTTGAGCGTGATGTTGCCGGAGTTGTTGACGATGAAATTCATCCGCACCACTTGCGTGCGGCCCGAGCCTTGCGACAGCAGCGGTTTGTAGCTCGGCGCGCAGTTGGCCACCGCCACCAGATCGCCAGCTTCGTCATACAGCCCGATTTCACGAATCCACTTGCCGCCCTCATCGGCCGGGATAATCTGCTCGGCGATGATGATGGCCGGATCTTGCGGGTCGACCTTGAGCTGATTCAGCGGCCGGCGCCGCCATTCATTGATCAGCCGGGTTTGCGTGGGAGACGGGACGGGGTTAGGTGGATCGGCCACCCCGGCAGGGTTGGCATCCCCCACGCCCATGTCGGTGATCTTCCAGGGAATGCCGAGCGCGTCGGCGTTCGCCTGCTTGGCCAGCCCCACATTGGTAAGGATGGCGAAAAACTGCGAATTCGCATCAATCATAATAAACGTCCAGGGTGTCTATGGAGTGTTCGCGGCCGAGTACGGCAAAGCTGCCCGTGACCTCGATGTCACGCATCACCGGCGGGTAAACGTCGATTTCGTCGCCTTCGCAGAGACAGGCCGCGATGTTCAAATGGCCTTGGGTTTCCAGGCTGATCGCCAGCCCGGTCAGCTTCCGGCTGACGGGCTTGGCATCGTCGATCAGACGTTCCAGCTCCTGATACATTTCCTCGGTGATGCCCGTGTCCAGCACCCCGACCTTCAGCGCGAAGGTGCCCGGCACGCCCTCGGGCACCGTCTTGAACCACTCGACGATTTCGATCAAGTAGCCCAGCGGCTCGACCACCCGGCGCAGGGCGCCGATCGTGCCTTTGTGGGCATGGATGTAATACGACGCCTTGATCGCCGCGCGCTTGGTCGCTTCGGACCATCGGTAATCCCAGCGGTCGACCGACCACGCCCACGCCAAGTGGGGCAGCAAATGCACCGGACAGGTATCGGCGTTGTACAACGTGCGCAGCGGCACAATGGTTTTGTCGTAGAACGCGGCCTCCAGGGCGCGCTCCAGTGGCGTGCTATTGCTCGGCAGTAGGCTTTTCATGTCGCCCCCGCCAGCACCACGCTCCACTCGGTGCAATACGCCGCCTGTGCCTTGCTCGGGACCAGATCCACCCAGTCGATTAGCTCGACCCGGGAAACGCCGGCCACGTGCAACTGCGCATCCACCGCCGAACGGGCTACCTCCACCCCCAGGCGCTTGCGTGGATTGACCCACGCCGCCAGACGCGCCTTAGCCTCGGCCAGACTGGCGTCACCTTCAGGCCCGGCGCTTTTCATGTGCAGGATGGCGTTGATTTGATAGGGGATAATCTCGGCGCTTTGCACGGTGACAAAATCCGCCACCGGGCGCACGTCCTCATCATTGAGCCCCGCCGACACCGTGGCCAACAGTTCCGGCCACGCCTCGCCCTCGCCTTCCGAACTGAGCACCGTTACCGTAACGCGCGCCGGGGATGGGCTTTCCGCCGTGGCATCGGCCACCAGGCCCGAAGCGTTGCGCGCATGCAGGATGTAGCTGTTACGCGGCCCGGCCGTGGTCAGCCCCTCAAAGGCCAACTGAATGCGCTCGCGGTAAGGGTCGTCCTGCTCCATGACCTTCGCCACGGGCGGCACTGCCAGCAGATCCTCAGCCTGGATCACCAGGCGCGGCAGATTGACGTTGGCCCCCAGGTGATCCAGATCCGGGCCGATCGCGTGCGCCAACAGCAGGGCTTTGGCGGCATCGTTGACCCTGGCACGATTGCCCACTTTGTTATAGGCCCCGACCTCGAGCAACTTCACCACTGGATCACTTTCCAGCGGCGCGCTCCAGTTATCGCCCATGTGCCCGCGAAAGGTGGCCAGCCCTTCCTCATACGTCGCCTCAAAGTCCAGCGGCTCCAGCACATCCGGCGCCGGCAGCGCCGACAGATCCACGATGCTACTCATACGCTCACCTCCACCAGAAAGCGGTCGCCGAGGTAGTCGCCGGCAATGCTCAGATCGATCTTGCCGCCGAGCACCGCCAACACGCGGACGCTCTGCAACTTCAGGCGCGGCTCCCAACGCGCCAGGGCGCGCACCGCCTCGGCTTGCACCGAGCTTTTCCAACCTTCGTTAACCGGCATGTCGACATAGGCGCGCAACTTGCTGCCGTAGTCCGGCCGCTGCCGGCGACTGCCCAGCGACGTGCTGAGAACGTCAGCCATGGATTGGCGCAGATGCTCGATACCGGAAATGGGTTGGCCGGTGTGGCGGTCCATTCCGATCATCGACCTCACTCCTTCAGGGGTTCGAACTCAGGGTTGGTTTTCAGGTAGCTGACGGCCTGCTCATCGGACGCCGACACCGCGACACGCGCCTTGGCTACCGCCAATGTGCGTTTGCTTTTGGGGATGATCAGCGTGCGCGAGGTAAAGACCTTGTCGCGAAAGGTCAGCAGCAGATCGACTGCCGGCGATTGTTCGTCGGCGGACAACTCAGTGGGCTTGGCCATGTGTTTCTCCAGGGATGAAAAAGCCCGCACTCGGCGGGCTGAATAAACGACTGATTAATGCGTGTGATGGTTGTCGCTGGATCCGGTGGCAAGGATATTGGCGGCGCTGGTGATGGTTTGCGTCACGTGCAACGGCCCGTCGACCACCACTGCGCCGATCAACTTGATTGCCGCTGACTTGACCGTTGCCGCATCGGACAGGAGCTGCGCCTCGGTGCCGCCGACCTTCGCTCTGACGGCGTCATCCGTCACGACCACTTCGGTGCTACCGACCTTGATAGTGACCGTTCCAGTCGGCAACGCGATGCTGTAGCTATTGGCCTGCCAGTCGTAAATCAGCGAACCACCATCATCGAAGCGCCAGACCTCCACATGGTCGCGGTTGTCCGGCTGGGCACCGGCGTTGCCATACAGCCCCGGAATAAAGGTGCCTATCCCCGCCTGGCCACTGGGGTTGAACAACACCCCCTGCTCGTTCAGGCTCGGCGCCCGCCAGTGCCGCGCCTTGCCGGCGGCGAGGCTGTGCCAGCGCACCCAGGCGCTGGTCCATGCACCGTTGGACACCCGAACCGTGGCCGACGCCAGATCCACACCGACCACCACGCACGGCATCAGCATGGCGGCAATCATGCGGTCGTGTTCCGCACTGGCGTAACTCATAGGTCCTCTGGTCTCATCGGACCATCGCCGGGGGTAATGTCCAACAGCAGAGAGCCTGGCGGTTCATCGGGCCAAGGCCATTCCTCAACACCCAGGTATATCTGGTGGGTCCATTCCACCAGCCAGACGGTGTACCCATCGAGCTCTGGTTTGGTCCAGTCCTGTAGCGCCTGAACGAACTCGGCCGGCTCGACGGCGAGCCCCCACGTTTGCATACGCAGCAGCACCGCCAACTGCGCCGCCAGTTGCACGGCTTGCTGGCAATGTTGGGGGCGTATCGGATCGACAATAATCCGCGCCTCAAAACGGCAGATCAGGGTGGTTTCGCCGGTGCCGATGTCGCGGCCTGGCTCCATTTCGGCCATCTCAATGAACACGACCGGCAACGCAATTCGATCCTTGATACTCGGCCAGGCGGTGGCCGCTTTGATGCCGGGCAGACCAACCATCAGTTGCTGCTCGATTGCACGGTAGAGCTGGTCGAGACTAAAAGGCTCATCAGACATTGGCCGTCCCCTTCAAATACTTCTGCAGCTCGAAGTTGAACTCTTGCTGCAGGATTTCCAGCAAGCGCGTGTTGGCGCGTTTGACCCATTCGTCAAAGTGCGGGCGGGCTTGCTCCAGCGACACCTTGGCCTTGGCCAACGGAAAGCGATTGCCGTTTTCCGCCACCCAGCCCGAACTCGCACCCCCGCCACCAGACACCGTGCTGTCGGGGTAATCGTCCGCGTTGAAATGCTTGCTCGCGGTACGAATCCAGATGTCCGGTTTGTTGCCGTAAACCTGCTTGAGAAAGGCCCCCTGGTAGCGCCGCCCTGCCACCGACACACCACGGCCGGACTGCCGCGCCCGGCCGATGCGGCTGGACTCAATGGCATTGAGACCAAACCACAATTTGCCACTGGTTGCGCCGCCGGAGACAGGGTAAGCCCGCAGACGCTGACGGACCGCCGCGACGGCGATCCGCTCCTGGCGACTGACCGCCCGGGCAATGTGGGTGCGCAGCCAGCCTAACGTTTTGTTGATCGCTCGACGCTGGGCTGCGGCAGCTGCTTTGGGGACCAGGCTGGCGAAGCGTTCAAAGGCTTGCAGATCCGCGGTCGACGCCTGGATGGAGATCATCCCGCCGTCGGCTGAGGTTTTGTAGAAGCTGCCGTTACTCATGCGCGCATCCTCAGGATCAAGGCGACCAGACCGTCACCGCTCGGCTCCAGCTGCAGCAGGTCGTAGTCGCCACCGCCGTCCAGCGCTGGCAGATCGACGCTGACCAACATGCCCTGCTCCAGCCCCTGCGAATCGCTGACGCGAATCTCGAAGCGAGGCTCACGCAGGCCGGTATTGTGCTTTCCGATCTTCGGTTGCAACCAAGGCGCCGAGAACATGCCGAGCACGGGCTCCTCGCGACCTTCGATCCGCGCGCTGTCACCAAGGGTTTCGAACACCACCGCGTCAATGTCGGCGATCAGATCGCGAAAGCCCATGATCAGAGCTCCAGCAGGATCTGCGCCAGAGGCCGGGTGCAGAGGTGCAGCGGGTTGGACTGCGCTTCACCGGCCATGCCTTTGTTGAACGGCATCGGCTCGATCTTGCTGTAATACGGAACGCCCTCAGTGTTGACCGTTTCCATATAGTCGGCCGGAGCGAAGACCGAGATGTACAGATCCGGTACGCCTTCGGGAATCAGCAGCGCTTTGTCGTCATGGATGAAGGTCACGCCGGCGATTTTGCCGCGATAACGCTCCCAGACAATGCCGCCGAATTCGAAGCTTTCGCGGGCATCACCGCGCAGAGCTGCCGCCTGCTGGGTATTGAGGTAGGTCTCCTTTACCTTTTGGTTTTTCAGAAGTTGATTCCAGAAGTTCTTGCCGCAAAAGGCGCGAGAACCGCTGCTGGTTATGCTGCCCAGTTGCTCTTCCTGGAGATCGAGTGCTTCACCACATTTGATACGAAAGTCCGTTTCCTCATTGTTGAGTCCCATGGACATTTTCTTGCGAGTCACACCGAAAGTTTTGTAGATGTCCAAAAGCACCGTCGACCCGTCAGCATCGAGGATCTGCCCGTTCAACGCGCCCATGCGTTGAAATTCGTGGGTGGCGTCCAGCTGTCGACGTGCTTTTGCCAGGCGCTTGTTCACCACGTCCTGGACCGCCTGCAACTCGGAGCGCGTTCCGAACGCGCGGATACCCTGAATCTCATCGGCCTTGATCGCAAAGCGTTGTGGCAAGTGCACGGTATTGAAAGGGATCAGGTTGCGCTTAGAGCCGCTAACCACCAGCCCGGACGTTCCGCGCTCTCCGGCCGGTACCAAGGCTAGAGTGTCGCCGTCCTTTTCGATTTGCACAGTCAGAGTGGTGATGCCCTCTTCCCGAAACAAACCCAGGCTGCTGATGCGGCCCGGCAGGTATTCCTGTTCGTTGATGGCGGCGGTCAGCGAAGAGACCGAAAACGCGTCGTCGTTAAAGATTTCAATATCAGCCATGAAGCAATCTCCAGAAAACAAAAAACCCGCACTCGGCGGGCTGGAAAAACAGGGATCGTCTTAGCGGACGATCAGGAAATGAGTGGCGAGCGCCTTCTCGGCAGCAGGGTCCAGGCCCGTGAGGTGGGCTTCGCTGACTTCCGCCAGGCGCACCACCGCGCGGCCACGCCGCACCACATCTGATTCACCCAGCGGGCCGTAAAGGATCGCCACCGCATTTTCACTACCGTCCTCGGCCGTTGGACTGTAAGGGGCGAACTCGCCGGTCAGACTGACCAGCCCGAGGACTTGCCCAGGCTCCAGTGCAGGGCCTGCGGCGACATTGATCGCTTCGCGGGAAATGGTGCCGGCACCTTCGGACAGGAGGAATTCACCTGCATGCATCGGCTCACGTTGGATGGTCATCGTCTTACTCCTGAAGCAGGTTGGGATTTACCGGTCTGAGCAGCTTGGCGTGCAGACCAGATGGAAGGTTGATCGATTTTCTTGGCCTGTAACTTCAGTGCTGGGTCATCGTCCAGCGGCAAGCTGTTGTCGATTTCGAAACCCTTGCCACTGCCAACGATCTTGTCGAAAAGGCGCGCGCGCACCGCCGCGACATCCAGGCCAGCGGCGACATACTCGACACTGAATTCAGGCAACCGCGCAGCCACGCAAAGATCGTTCACCGCTTTGGCCCGAGTCAGACCGGCCTGGACAATGGCTTCGCTTTCGAGTTTGGTGGAGCTGAGCAGTGGCTCAATCAAATTGCTGATGCCCGACTCGGCACAACGCTGGGTGATCATCAGGGCCAACTTCGCCGAGTCGACCGCGGGAGGCGTGAGTGGTGGGTCATCCGGTTCCAAGTCCGGATCAGGCTCTGGCGGTTCGTCGAGCTGAGCCAGGAGCTCGGCCGGTGCGTGCTGATAACGCTGCAACACGGCACCTTGGCCGACGCACGCCTTGACCGTGACACCATCACCCACTTCATCAGCCAGCCCCAAGGCCACCGCCTCATTGGCGGTGAGCCAGGTTTCATTGGCCACCAGGCGCCGCAACTCAACCTCATCAATGTCCGGCGCCTTGGCCTTGTAGGCCGCGATGATCGCTTCCATGGTTTGGTCCAGGACATCAGCCACCTTACGGAAGTCTTCGGCATCCCCTGCTGCGTACGTCCAAGGGTTATGGATCATCAGCATGGCATTGGAAGCAATCACTACCCGGTGTGCCCCGCACACCGCCACGCTGGCAGCACTGGCGGCCAGCGCATCCACCCGCCCGGTGCAACGCTCACCCAGACGCGACAACGCGTTGTGCATGGCCAGGCCGTCGAACAGGTCGCCGCCGATGCTGTTGAAGGCGGCGATCACCGGCGAGACGCCATCGTCCATGGCACGCAGATCCTGCACGAACTGATTGGCGGTGATACCCCAGCCACCGATCTCGCCGTAGACAAAGACTTCGATCACCCGCTCGGTGGCTTCACCACTGGCGTGTACGGCGTACCAGGTTTTGTCTTGCACCGGCACGCGCTTGCCCGCCCGGTTGTAAACGCGCGGTCGCGCTTTCTTGCTCATGGTTACTCCTTGTCGTCGATCGGGACGAAAGCGTCGAGGGTGGTGTAATTGAGGCCAAGGGTGGTGGCCCGGACCAGATCGGCGGCGTTTTCCGCATCGACCGTTTCCGCGTCGTAACCGGTGCGCAAGACCATTTCACTGCGTGAGGCGAAGCCGGCCTGCACTTCCATCCGCCGAGCCTGCACTTCCTGCACAGGCTGGATGTAGGCCCAACCTTGCGGGACCCAACGTGTGCGCAGGTATTCACGGCGCCGTTGGGCGTAGTCCTCCAACACCAGAACACCCGACAACACTGCCATGTCCATCCAGGCCGCACGGACCGGTCGGCAAAGCTGATGCACGTAGACGCCGAACTGCAGTTGCTCCAATCGACGCCGAAACTCGTTGAGCACCACCCGCAGCGCCCGGTCGTTGACCTCGCGCATGTCGCCGGTGAGGATCTCGTACGGTGTGCCGGTACCGGCCGCAGCCGCCATCAGTTGCTGTCGCATGAAGTCGGGATAGTTGTTGCCCGCGTCTGGTGGCTTGGAGAACTCCACCTCTTCACCTGGTCCCAACTCCTGCATGGTGCCGGGCTCCAGCGCCACCATCGGCGTGAAGCCGTCGCGATCCAGATTCAAAGGTTGGCCGGTGACCGGGTCCCTCGGCGTGGGGCCGGAGTCCGGTGGCGGTCGACTGATAAACCCGGCGAACAGGTTGGCGACTTCCTGGCGAAACAACACCGCGTCGTCGTAGTTGTCGAGGCTGCGCAGGCGCTTCAACACCGGAGACAAGCGCGGCACGCCACGCAGTTGCCCCGGTTCGACGGGCTCGAAGACATGCAGCACCTGCGCGGCCGGCACACGCACCAGTTGGTTGTAACCGGCATTCAGCGAAGAAGCATCACGCGGGTGCGAGAGGTACATCCAGTACGCCACGCGCTTGCCACCTTGGGTGAACTCGATCCCGGCGCGGATGAAGTTGCCGTCGCGAGTGGTTTCGAATTTGTCGTGAGGGACAAACTCGGGGGCTAGGATCTGCAACTGCAACGGCACCGCGAGACCTTCATCCAGGCCACGCGGGCGCAGCCGGATAAAACATTCGCCCGAGGTTTCCACCGTGCGCGCGACCAATGCTTGCTGGCCGTTGAAGTCGGTGCGCACATCGGCATCCGACTCGTCGACCCAGTCGTCCCAGAGTTCCTGCAGCAACTTGCGCAAGGCTTCGTCGTCGGTTTTCGGCCTCGGTGTGATGCCGGTGCCGATCAGGTTGCTGACGCGCTTGTCGATCACGTTGTAGGCATACGGGTCGTTGCGAACAGCAGCCCGTGAACGCGATCGCAGGTTGCGCAGGGCCGGGGTGTTGATGCTGTTGACTCCGTTGTCGGGCGCATCCCAGCCAGTCGAGCGTCGGCCCTCGCCGGCGCCTTCGTAACTGGCCTTGATGTTCGACGGCAACACGAATCCGTTACGGGTAAGCGTCGGAAAGTGGCGGGCCATTAGAGTCCTTTGCCTCCGTGGTACAGCCGAACCACGCGCGAGCGTGGCCCTGCTGCACTGATCAACGATGTGCGGATTTCTTCGCGTGCCTTGAGCAGTTCGTCGACGGTGCGGTATTCCACGGTGCGGTCGGTGTAACGAACGACTTTTTCACCGCGAGCAATGGCCGCCTCAACCGCGTCGAGGTGCTTTTGGGTAAAGGACATGGAGGTGTGCTCTGGATGCGTACTGGCGGTGTGATATATAACCGGTCAGACGAAGTTCTGGTTTCTTGATTGGATTTCTTGCCTGAAACTGCCGCCGGCTAAAACGTGGGTCAGCGCATCGGCTAATTCTTCAGCGGGAATATCTGGAAGCCGAATTCGCCAATAAGTACGTGCGCGCACCCAATCCATACGTCCTGTTAACTGATCTGCTACCACTCGGCGCAGCTCTAGCTGGAGCTCAGCGGTGGCCCTAACTTTTTGCGCGTGCTGCGCTTTTTCCTCGGAGTTTTCTGACATGGCTGTCTCCAATATTGAAAAGTTTGACGACATTACCGGCAAAATTTTTGCCGAGCTTTACCAAAGCTTTCCGCTTCCCCAAGCGCTCCTCGCGGAAGACTTCCTCGAAAAAGCCGTGCAGTTCGACGAACAAGTCGGCACAGAGGTACCTACAGATGAAACGGAATTTTTCATCGCAACTGCCACGTGGCTTATGCAAGCGGGATACATCACCTGTAAGACCTATCCTTACGTCGGGATTGACAACGCCGTCCTCACTGCCAAAGGTCTAGAGGTTTTAAAAGCCACACCTGAAAGCGTGGCCTCAAAATCCACCATCGGGGAACAACTAGCTGTCAGCGCCAAAGAAGGCGGTAAAGAAGTTGCTCGCGGACTGGTATCTGAAGCATTCGGTCTTGGAGTGAAAATTCTCAGCCCAATGATCGGCCTGTCCTGAAGCTAGCGTCTCTTTAGGTAACCGCTGCTGGAGCTGCGGCGTTGAGGTGGCGCTGCAGCGGGTCGGGAGGGCACGACGACGGCAGCAGGTTGTGGAGCCGGTTGCGGTGCAACAGCTGGCGTTGCTGCAGCAGTGACGCGTTCACCTTGAACCGGTTTGATGCCCAAGGCGTCGTCAAACAGACCCGACTGCGCCAGGGACTGACGCACACGCTCCCATTCGTGTTCCTTGTAACGGTTGAGCCCGAGGTAATGCGCCATGGCCAGGCAGTACACCATCAAGTCGAGGGCTTCGTTGCGCTCGGCCTTGCCCTTGACCCATTCGATACGCTTGTGGCCGCGGATGTAGCGCGCGACTTTGCGCTCCGCGACACATTGGTCGAAAAAGTCGTCCGGCAGATCATTGGCAAAGTGCAGTGCACCTGGCCCCGTGTGGAACGGATAGCGGTTATAAATCCAGTCCTTTGCCGTGTCGGTACCGACGAACCAAAGCTCGGCGCCGTTGCGTTCGGTTTGGCCTTTCCAGGTCACGTCGACCATCGACGGGCGCTGAGCGATCACAGGCTTGCCGGGCTTGCTCGCACCCTTGATGGCGAACACATTGCGCCAGCGACGGACGCGGCAGAACTGATAAACCTCGTCGGTATGGTGACCACCGGAGTCGACGGCTACGGCGAGAATGCCGAGGCCGACACCGCAGGGATGGCGGTACTTGGCTTTGAGCAGTTCGTCCAATGCCGCCCAAGTGCGCTCGTCAGCGGGATCGCCCGAGACCACCTGGTAATCCACCACCCAGCGCTCCATGCCGACGCCCCAGCCCATGGCCATGAACTCCAGGCGGTTGGCCTGGACGTCGACAGCGCCAGTAACCATCAGCACGGCAGCAGGCAACGAACCGAGGGTAAAGCTTTCCAGCCGTGCCCGCGCTCGCAGTACATCGGCTTTGGTTTGCTCTTGCGCTGCATCCCAAACCTTTGCCAGACGGGTGTTGTAGAAGACCTGCATCGGCTCAAGGTCGCCCTTGGCCTGGGCCTTTTTCGCTTTCTCGAACTGCTTGGCCAGCGACTTCCAGTCCATCCAGCCGAGCGGCGAATACAGCGCATTGAGGTGGAAACCCACGGTCTCGCCATCGCCCTCGGCATGCGCGCGCCACTCGCCGTTGGTGAGCATTTCGCCCTTGTGATATTCCTCGATCAGCACGTCGCAGTCAGGACCAGCGCACTGGTAGTGCACCACGCTAAAGTCTTTCGAATAACGCAGACGCTCCCAATCCAGGGTCTGCATGTGCCCGCACGATGGGCACGGCACGTAGTAGTGACGCTGATCGCTGCCGTCGAACAGATCGGAGATCCGCGAAGCGCCCTTGATCGTTGGCGAGCTGGAAAAGTAGAACTTGGCATTGCGACCGAAGGTACTGCCTCGGGTTTCCGCCAGCTCGATTGGGTCGCCCTCCTCGCCGATGTCCACCTCCCAGCGATCGATTTCGTCGCCGTACACGTAGCGTGCCGACAGCTCCGACAAGTTCGCCGCCGAGCCTGCCGTCGTGACGTATAACGTACCGCCCTCGAACTCCTTGGTGTCCATGGTATTGCGCGAATCCCGCGAGCGGCTGGCCGCGACACGCTCGCGCAGCACCGGAGTCGCCTTGATCGTTTTGCCGATCCGTGACGACACACGTTTGGCCAAGCCCAGGCTGGGCAGCAGCGCCAGGATGTTCGACGGTGCCATGTGCATCAGCCCGCCGATCCAGTTCAGTCCGATCTGGGTTTTCATCAACTGCGACGCGACCATGGTGATCACGCGCTTGCAGGGGTGAGCCGGTGACAGGCAACGCATGGGCTCGCGGGCATACGGCGTACGCGAGGTGCGGTATTGGCCTGGCTCAGCGGCGCCGGTGTCACGCGGGATGCGCATGTACTCATCGGCCCACTGATCGATCCAAACGTCCGGGTCAGGCCGTAGCCCACGGAAATACGCCTCGCGGTACACCTCTGCACCGTCAGGGATTTCCGTGGGCATAAGGTCAACTCGGGGTCAGTGCGTGTTCAAGATCCGCTGAAGACATGCGCTCGGCATCTTCCAGCGAGCGGCGGATCGCCGCTGTCAGGTGTTTCTCGATTTCCCAAGGGTCGGTCATGGACGCCAGTTCCGGAGCCAACTGCGGCGGCATGCCCAGCAGCTGATCGCGGATCATACGGCCGGCGTTGTAGGCACCGGTCTGGACCGCCGTCGCCGACACCAGTGAGCCTTTGGCCTTGTGCAACTCGATCTCTGCGAGTTGGGCCAGGTTGTGTTCGCGCAGTGCGCGGGCTTTCTGGAAGTCGGGCAATGGCGCCGCTGGGGTTATCGTTGGCGGCGGCGCAGCTGTTGAAGTCGGCTCGACGTGACTGGATAGCTGGCTGTACACATCACGCTGCAGCCGGTCTTGGTGGTGGCGATCGGCGACAGCAGCCTTGCTTGGGTCAGCGGTGTCGCGAATCAACGCTTCGCTGGCCGTAACATCGACCTGTTTACCGTCAGCGGTAAGCACCAATCGGTTGTTGTTTTTCAACCAAGTGATATAGCTGGGTGCCCTGCCAATACGAGCCGCGAAGGCGCTCTTTGACAGGTACATTGGTTCTGTCATAAGCCCTCCTTTTCAACGGCTTTTCAATGCAAACCTTTCAATTTCAATGGATTGAATTTCAGTAAGCTGGCAACCCTGCCGCTAACAACTTCCCGCGGGTTTCCGACCCCGTACCCACTGAATAACCCCAGGGTCCCCGGAGATTTTCGTAGCGCGCGGGGCAATGCATCATCTCTACTCCACCCTCGCGGACGGGGCTTCGCAGACGCCCAGCCGTTTTGCGACCCATCGTTCGTAAAGTCCAATGGCTACGTCGGCACCTGCCATCGCGGTCAGACAACCCAAGGATCCCGCCGTCCATACCGACATACCTGCTCCGATCATCAGCATCATTGCCGACACACCGCAGACGATGCAGGCACCAGAGCGTAGAGCCAGCCGTCGCAGCAACGCCCAACCGCGCGCACCGTCTTTATCCGCCCGCCACATCTCACCCGACACGCCACCGACCAAGGCCAAGAGGATCACCAACCATATCGGCATTTCAGCCAGCGCCTGCTGTTCATTCGTCATGTTCTGTCCTTATGAGTTGCGCTATACGCCGAAAATAAAAACCCCGCCGAAGCGGGGTCTGATGAGCGGCCGATAAGAAGGCCTACTTAAAAACAGCAGCAATAACCTTCAAGACCTTTTCATTAATCAGATCAGGAGATAATTCGTCATAACCTACCGTCCCATCTCCACCAGCTGTCCCTCCCCTACCCGGAGACATAGTGCTGTGATAGAACTGTACGCGCCTACCAGCCTTATCGGCCGACATTGATAAGTGCGGAAATTCATTACTGCCACGATATTTCGACTCCTGATCGAGCAATAACCGAATTCCGATAGTGGCCGATCGAGTATTTCCGCCAACTTGTTCGCCGTCAGCAATCTCATAAATTGAGCTTTTGCGTCCTCTCTCGGCCAGCTTTTGGACGAAGATTTCAAGAGTCGGGCGGATCACGTTGTTTTGCAACGCCAGAAACTCCTGAAGGCCCGCTTCCTTCTGTCGTGCGATTTCTTCCTTTAAGCGCTCGGCCTCTGCCTCTTTGCTGGACTTCGCATCAAAAATCGCATCAAGCCTTGCATTCAAATCATCAGTCATACCCAACTCCCATACCTTCGCGTTGAGCCCATGCACAAGCGACTTAGGAAGTGATAGGACATCCGTATGAATTTTCAAGGCATCCAATCAATCGAAAATAAAAACCCCGCCGAAGCGGGGTTAGGTGACCGGCTCAGGGAGGGCCGGGTGAAGCTGCACAGCACGTGCGAGGTCAGCGCCAAGGCGCAAATTTCATATCGTGGTGACTTTTTACGCCCAGAGTACGGAACCGAAAAGGGGTCATTTTCGGTTATCCGACTCGACGCAACTTTGACGCAACTTTGAGGAGACTTTGAGGCAAAACGCCCCGACCAGCGGTAAGCCACTTCTTCGCATCGGCCCGGTCAGCCAGCACTTGCAGCAACCGCTCATGCAAGCGATGCACCTGGTCGTAGTAGGTCTGCTTCGCTTTCGACTCCATCCCCAACAGATGCAGCTGCATCAGCCAGGTCGGCGCCGGATCATCGCCGTAACGCAAGCCAGCCAATCGCATCAATCGATCACCCTGCTCGTCCTGTCGACCGATCTCCGAAAGCGCGGCCCCGATCTCCTGCGCCACAGCATCAGGCCCGGCCCCAGCGCCGAGAATAATCCGCGACCCGGGCATGCCCCGCGGTGCTGACCCACCCCATTCCATGATTGTCGCCATCGGGCTGCCCATGCCACCAGCTTCACCGTTCAACCGGCATTGTTCCCCCCAGTGAGTAAGCAGCACTTCCATCTCATCAATCATGCCGAACTCTCCCGCCCTAGGGACTATGTACGTTTCTTTTGGGTCAAATGTTCTTTCACTTCCTGGCGGAGCAATTGGTCGCGATTCACCAAAGGCTCCAGCAACCTCATAACGGCCAAGTACTCAGGCAGCCGATCACTCAACAAGATGTAGTCAAAGTTGTCGCCATCAATGTTGACATCGAACACGTACTTAATCCCTGGAAGCTCCCCAAGTGGCGAGTTTTGCGCTCCATCTGGGCGACGATACATTTTGTAAACATCAGACACTTCGTCATACAGCGAGAGCTTGAGCTTTTTCAGCAACTCCTCGTAGTCCTCCCAATCCGCCCAATCTTCACGAAGCAACTCCTCAAGCGTTGCACCAACCTCAACCAATTCACCTTTTTCAATCTGATAAACAGCCATTTTTTACGTCTCCTACGTTATTAATGTGTTGTCGGATTACTGTCGGAATTGTGTCGGAATAGCTTTTGTCAATGAAATCAACATTGTAACTATCGATTCCGACAATCCGACAGATATTTAGAGGTTTTCTCGCCCGTATGTACGCGCACATGAGCAATCCTGAAAAATGCGTCGGAATGTCGGAAAGCCCGTAACCATTGGTCAAAACTGCGGTTTTCGTGTTGTCGGAATACTGTCGGATTGTCGGAATCAAAATTCACCCGGCATCGGCAGCGATCGTTTGTCGAAAGCAGTTGTGAATTTGCGACACTCAAGCCCGGCCTTGCTCGCCCATTCACGTCCCAGCGCTTGCTTTTCAGCCATAAACGCCGGTGTCACATAGATACGGGTTGTCTTGAAGTCATCGCTTTGTGTCGGATATCGAATGTCAGGACGAGCTTGCTTGAGGTCCCGCACTACCTCCTGGGTGAAGTCCCTCTGTCTTCGTTTGAACTCGTTCGCCCCCTCACACCACCTACAGAATGCCCGCCACAAGTCGTCCTGCGTCACAGCCCCCGTTACCGGAAACTCCGTTTCACCGGCTAGCCACCGCCGTACGAAATAGCGTGGCGCAGGCAAGCTCCCGTCAATCAGCCCCTGCTTTTCTTCGTTCAACGGCGGCTTCGTATGCGGCCCGAAACCACGCAGATCGAGACTCATCAGGTAGTGGTAAAACGCCTCAATGCCGCCGTTATCAATCTCATGCATCAAATGTTCAAAGTATTTCGGCGGCGGCACGCGATCGACGTACAGCACCAGATAACGCCGATCCCCATCATCCAGCGCGAGCGGTACTGTTGAGTTCGACAGAAACACAAAATTGAGATGGTTGTTCTCCTCTCGCACCGGCATATTCTTCTCGTTGATCTGCAACGTTTCGCCGGTCACCAGGTGCTTGAGCACGCCCTTGTAGTGACGCATTTCCTCGCGGCTGACAACTTCCTCGGCCAATGCAAACAGCTTGCGACTCTGCCAACCGGTGAACTGGCTTTCCAACTGCGCTTGACCAATCGTCGTGCCGTACTCGCCGTAGATGCGCCGCACGACCTTCTCCCACAGCAAGCTCTTGCCCGGTCCTTCCGCACCAAACATCACCACCGCCGTCGCCATCTTGGCACCGGGGTTTTGCAAGGGATATGCGATCCACTTCAGGGCAAACAGGTACTCGTCTTCGCGCTCATTGCACAACAGCCCCAGGTGCTTACGAATCAACAGACACCCAGCAGCACCGCGAGAGTCCTTCTGCATATGGAAGCCGTCGTAGAGGTTCAACATCAACGGGCCACAACGCTCGGTCGGATCGAACACCACGTCCTGAGCCATTCGGCGATGATCGCTTTCTTGCCACCACTTGTAGCGGGTCCGCCCGACTGCCTCGCGAATGGCCGACAGCTTGATCATCCGTGCACGGGCGCAATCCCACGCCACATCCATTCCGTAGATGACCACGAAGTCTTTCAGCAACTCCTGTTCACTGATCCTGAAGCCCCCGTCGCCCCCGGGTGTGTGCGCGAGATATTCTCCCTCTGGCACTTCGCACTCAGAAGAAGGGGCGCCGGGAAGAAGATCCAGGTCCTGCTCATACATTTCATCCCCAGGCATACCGTCTTCCAGTGGCCGCCGGGCACTCAACAATTGCTCGCGCACCACATCCAGCCCAGACCTGCAGTGCAGGTCATTCCAATCAATCGCCATCTATCCTTGCTCCACGCTGGTGGGAAATACGGTGCAGCCGTTCACCGCCTGTGCGGCAGCCTTAGCTTTGGTTCTTCCGGGGTTGCCCTTCGTGTCGGGATCGTCGTCACCGGCAACCAGAAACCGGGCATGTGGATGCCTCGCTTTCAAGGTGCGCGCAACGATGGGGAGGTTCCCCGAATCAACCGACATCGCCACCGGCCAACCGAGCGCCATATGCACACTGGCCGCCGTGGCATAACCCTCCGCCACAGCCATATCCGGCGCGTCATGGGCTTCGCCAAGCACATGGAAACAGCCCGACTTGCGCCCGTACTTCGGAAACAGTTTGGTGCCCTGCCCATTGATCGATTGCAGGCTCCACAATTTGCCAGTGACATCGCGCAGCGGAATAGCAATGGTCCCGGGCTTGAACATCAGAAAGCTCAAGGACGCCGGACGGGGTTTGGGAAGGTTGCTGAAGAACTGCATTGCATCGCTGCCCGACCAGACCTGGCAGCGCTTGTTGTGGTCATCAATCGACAGAATCACCGTGGTACTGAAAAAGCCAATACCGAAGGCACCGACCTGTTTTCGATCAAGGTAGGCACTTCGGCCATCAGGCCGGCAATGATCGCTCCAGATGCGCTGGCAGCTATCGGCGACCAGAGCGCGCATTTCCTCGAGCAACGCCTCATCAGCCTCGACCTCTGCCTGGCGTTGTTTGCGCCGTTCCTCAGCCTCTAACGCAAAGAGCTTCTTTTCCTCAGCAGACATTTCCGTTTTATCGGGACGCCATCCGGCATCTAGGGCCAGCTTGAGCACTGTCCCCATGCCGGTGCCGCCTTTCTTGAAAGACTTCCAGACAGACAGTGCAGCCTTGCCGTCATAACTTTTACTGCTCTGGCTCCAGATGTTCCAAGCGCCATAACCGTCCTGCCCGAATTCAGCCTTCAGCCCCATGCCCACCTCGACCCACGTGTCACGCGAGTCGGGCGAGATGTACTGAAGAAGGTGAGGCAGGTCGGCAAGCTGAAGAGGGATTTTGTCATCACTCATCGCCGAGCCTCCCGCAACCCCTGACAGTCAACGCAGGTTTGGCAACCCGCAATCGTCTGCTGCCGGCGTAACGGGATAGCTTCGTCGCAATCCACGCAGAACTCCGCGCTGACGCGATTCGATGGCGCACGACGGCTGCGCTGAAGCGCAACGTCGAGCAAGTACTGCGCCTGATCATTGGCGCGATCGATTTCGTCAGCCATGGACACGTTCCTCCATCGCCTGACGGGCACCGGCCATGATGCCGAGGACGTCGCGAATCACGTCCATGCCCTTCTTTTCCAGGTCCAGGACTTCGCTGAGTTCCCACACATTGTCGGCAGCACCATCGTGCATCGCGGCCACAAACTGCCCCGTCTCGCCGAGCAATTTACCGACAGCGATCAGGGCTTCACGAGTGGCCGGTACCGGCACCGGGCGGTACCACACGGCACCCGCCGGGCGCATCAAAGCATCGAGCAACCGCGAATCACCCGTCAGCCGGATCAACTCTTCCAGCTCATCGGGGTTCAACCAGCGTCGCTCTTCATCAAGCTTGAGTTTTTTCTGCAGGGTGTCGTTGTCCAACACCATGTCAAAGGCAAGGGCGGTGATTCCGCCCTTGTAGTCACGACCAGCGCGATAAATCGCCTGGCGCAAAGGAAGGACCGGACCGGCGTCCGGCAAAAGGTCTGTTCGACTCATAACCGTAAATCCCCTGTTTACGGTGTAGCCATAGGTGAAGGTAGTCCCTATCCTACGACCACGACCGATGTGCTGTGTTAATCGTGCTGTGCCGCACGGTTCATCGTTCCAGTCAGTCCGGGGAATTCTTGTGGTGAGAGGCCCCGTTCCGACGCTCCATGTAGCGGGTTGCGTATTCCATGTAACTCGTTGCAGCCGACCTGGTGTTTCTTTGGTGAGAGGTTCCAGGTCGGTTTGTGGCGGTATGTTATGTGCTGCGTATCGTCACGCTGGGCTGGGGGATCTTTGGTGAGAGGCCCCGGCTCGGCACTCTTTAAGCTGCTGACTTCAATCCAGCATCTACTTTCACCTCTGTGTATAAGCGCTCAATGGCCTTACCAGTCACATACCGAACATCAGCGCCTTTGGCAGCACGAAAAATTGTCGGCTGTGTTGTACCTACGCGATCTGCAATAACCCGTTGGGATAAACCCGACTGCAGTAACTCCGCGAGCATTTCTTGAATAGACATATTGATCACCAATGCGATCTCGAATTGATCGTCACAATACACAAACGAATTGATCGATTCAATACAATCGTCGATACGTTTTTGAATCGGGGCAGAAAAATTGATCGGCGATCGCATTGCTCAACGCATGCAAGAACTGGATTTATCTGAAGGTGAGCTAGGTCGCCGCTCTGGCGTACCTCAACCAACTATTCATCGAATCGTGACGAATTCAGTTGCCAGCCCACGTCACGAAAACATCGAAAAAATTGCCAAAGCTTTGAAGGTCAGTAGCAACTGGCTGTGGAACGGGGGGATTCACAAAGACCGAAGTATTGAGGTCAACCCTTCGTCGACGCCTGAAACCAATGTCGAACCTGGACCAGCAATTAAGGGATATGTACCTTTGATTTCTTGGGTGCAGGCAGGCGCCTGGTGCGAGATCGAAGACGTCCGAACTCTCGATGATGCAGAGATTTGGCTCCCGTGCGCGGCCTCCCACAGCACACAGAGTTATGCTCTCAGGGTGCGCGGGTTATCTATGTTCAACCAACATGAACGTCGCTCGTTTCGAGACGGTGACATCATTTTCGTTGACCCTTTGAAAGACGCTGAAAATGGTTCGTTGGTGATCGCCAAACTGGTCGACAGCCAAGAAGCAACATTCAAACAATTGGTTATGGAAGGCAAACGCCGATTCCTCAAGCCACTAAATCCTGCTTGGCCAGAGCCTATTATTGAGCTGGGAGACGATGCCATGATTTGTGGGGTTGTCTTTTCCAAACTCGAAATTTTCTGACGACACCAGCTTCAAACGGAGCCCGTATTTGCGGGCTTTTTCATGCCTGATCGCAAAATCAATACATTTATGTATTGACCATATCAATTCACGTTTGTATCGTTTGCATCGTACACCTTTCACCAATGAGTACGAGCCATGCAAACCACACAGCACAGCAACACCCGCTGCCCGGTCTACCTGCATCCCTCTGCATGCAGTAGCCGGGCAGCCGTTGAAGCCATCCAGCGCCAAACTGGCCTGCAGGTAATTACCACCCTCAAAGGCCGCACTGCGGCCGTCGAGCCCACTAGCGCCGCCACTGACAGCTCGCGGCCTGTCGGGGGCGACGCAGCATGAACAGCTATCTCATCCCCCTCGAAAAGCAAGAGCTACTGCATCACATGCTGCAGGTCGGCGGCGCTGCTGTGTGCCCTCTCCAGCGGCCAGAGCAAACTATCCACGCGAAATTTGAAGTCGAGCTCACCGACACTACCGCAACCATCAACGTTGACCTGGGTGGGCACACCGGTGAACTGACCCTCAAACGTACCGACCGGGCCAACCACCTGCACCTGCGGGAATTCATTCAGGACATTGCGAACGGCCGAATCGAGTCCGCTCAATCCGCGCCACCAGGTCAAATCGGCCGCTTGGCGCAAATCGATCAAGCGCTGGCCGACTCCGAAGCCCTGCTTGACCGCGTCCGCAAACTGATCGCCGCCTGAGGACAGCGCCATGAACCGCACCCTGGACGAAACGGCCGCCGTGCTCGGCCTCAAACCCCGGAAGTTTCGCGAGCAATTGCGTGCACTCCGCTTGCTGACTCAAAGCGGCGACCTCGCAAGCCAGCACCGCGATCGTGGCTACCTGTTCTCCGACCCACGCAGCCGCTGGAACGACAACATCCAAGCCTACAGCCACTACGCCGTAGTGATGGTCACCGAGCGCGGCATCGACTGGCTCGCGAAACAGCTGGGCATCGGCATCAAGGCACACAACAAGGACGCTGCAGCATGACTACCAACTACTTCAACGCATACACCCAAGCCCTAGGCGCCCTTCGGCTGATCCCGATCTACCTGGACAGCCTGGGCGTGGTCGGCCGGGCGACGTTGATCGGCGCCGCGAGCGAAGCTATCGACCTGCTGGCAAGCGTCCCCTGCCGCACTGTGGAACTGGCCGAAGTATTCCGCTGCGTCAACAACGTGATCGAAGACGGCCAGGTGGCCTACGTCACTCCAACCAACTCCCCTGAATACCCATTCGGTGCCGTGGTCGCAGACGCAAACGGCCAGATCTGCGCAGCAGCCATGGGCAAAAGCAAAGAAGGCCTCGCCGAACTGATACGCCTCAAGTTGCACACTCCCGCGGAGGGGTTCGGGGAGGTTGCCGCATGAGCAACACCCTCGACCAGTTGCGCAAACAGTTCGCCACACCTTGCCCGTCACTGACAGCAGTACGTGAACATTACTTCACCCACATCCGCACCGATCGCTACCTGCTGAGCGAGATCAAGGCAGGCCGCATCGACTTGATCGTGACACGCCTGCACAACTCGGCGCGGGCAAAACCGGTGGTGTACCTGCACAACCTGGCTGCCTACCTCGACGCCCAAGCGCCGAAGCAAGCGGCCTGATTAAACGGTGGCCCCTGCCGTTCAGGGGCAAACAACACAAATCCAATGAGGCACAGCACATGAAAGCCACAGACACGAACGACTTTTTCAACTCGCTGAATGCTGGTGTTTTCGCCCAGCAGATCGGCCAAGCCCTCTCGAACGTCGCCGCTGGTGTGATCGACTTTGGCAAGGCCGGCGAAGTGACGATCAAGTTGAAGATGAAACAGATCGGCCAGAGCAATCAGGTCGCAATCAGCCACACCCTTGATTTCGCCCAGCCCACTAAGCGCGGCAAGTTGCGTGAAGACTCAACCCTGGACACCCCGCTGTACCTCACCCCGCAAGGGTTGACGCTGTTCCAGAACGACCCGACTTCTCAGCTCTTCAAGAGCGAAGACACGCCAGTAGTCCCTCGCTAAACATCATCAATCATCCAGACGCAGCACCAAATCCTCTCACCAAAAGGAAGCATCAATGCCACTCGCTAAAGACACTCTCGAACTGATCGTTGCCCAAGCACACGCAGCCAGCACCCTTCCGTCAACGCTCATTCCTGTAACAGCGCTGCCTGACAACGTGCAGATACATAACCTCGAAAAATATCAGGCTCTGCGCTCCCGATTCCGCGGTGCACTGCATACCAGCAGTCTGCGCGACTTTGCTGAGTACACGATCTCGCGCACCGGCCCCGCCGCCAAAGGTTTCGTCGACCAGGACGATATGAGCTGCAAGGTCTTCTTCAACCTTGGCGACGAAACCGTACCAGGCCATGCGGATGACGTGGCAACACTGAAGCTGAAGCCGACCGCCGCCTTCAAAGCACTCCAGCAAATCGCCGGCAAGAAACTCAGCCAACGTGACCTTGCCGAGTGGATTGAAGACTGGCACCTCAGCCTGGTGGCAAGTAAGGAAGGCGGGGGCACCATGACCATCAGCGCAGCCATCGCCAGTGTTCGCAACATCACCATCGAAGCCCGCAGCTCGGCCACAAGCAGTGAACACAACTTCGGCGCCTCCCGCAGCGCGATGGATAGCATCGAAGCTGCCAGCGCCGAGAGCCGTATCGAGGCGCTGTTCTTCGAACTGATCCCGTATGAAGGCCTGAGCACCCGCGTGTTCACCCTCAAGCTCAGCATCTTGACCGGTGACGACAAACCGACCCTCAAGCTGCGCTGGGCCGGCGAAGAGCAGCAGGTAGAAGAAATCGCCCAGGAATTCAAAACGACACTCGCCAGAGAAGTCGGCGGCTCCGCGACCCTGACCCTGGGCACCTTCACCGCGTAACCATCCAATCCCCGTAGCAATATCCTGCCGCCGGCCTCTCACCAAGCATCCCGGCGGCGGACCTAACGAGGCACAGCACATGACCACACCTCAAATTTGCGCACTGATCGTTCTGATCGTACTTGTTGGCCTGACTTATTGGGCAGGCTATCGCGGCGGCTTGATCGACGGCCGCATTGAAGGTATCGACGAAGGCAAGGACATTCAGCAATCAGATAACTCTGGGATGATCCAGGACCTGAAGCTGTCGCTTAATCAGGCACAGGCCCACTACGAGCAACTTTACTCCCACTATGAGCGGGCGTTGGCTGCGTCAAAACTAGGGGAGCCGGCTCGCCAAACCCTATTGGAAATCGCAGAAAAACTGCGCATTGCAGCCGAAACATTCAGCGCCTTCCGCACCGGCAAGAAACTCGAGCGCGACTCACTCACCCTCCGCGATAAGGCCCTGGCTATGGCAGTCCTTTTAGAACCGCAAGTGCTGGAGGATGCAGCATGAATACGCACGTCGACAACTCTACGGAGGCACCGCTTCAAACCTATCAGGTCGACAAAATCCCCGAGGAAAAAATGGCCGAGCTGGTCGGTGCTACGCGTAGAGCTCTGCAAGGGAAACGGGCCAGGGGAGTTATCCCCAAGGGCGTCTGGAACATCATTGATAACCGCGTCTATTACAGCATCAGGAGATACGAGGCATGGCTCGAAAGCCAATGGGATTGCCCACCGGAGTTGAATTTGCTGGACAGTCCGTCCGCATTCGCTTCACCTGGAATGGGCAACGCCGTTGCGAGACCCTCCCCTATCCCCAGACACCGAAAGGCATTAAAGCGGCAGCCGATCTACGCGCTAACGTAACCGGCCTCATCAAACATGGAGTAATGGACGAACAACGCTATGCAGAACTGTTCCCCAACTCCACTTACGCGACCTACTCGGCGACTCCCCTGTTCGGGGAGTATGCCCAGCAATGGCTGAACAGCCGGGAAGTGGTTGAAGGTACTCGCAAGAACTACCGTATTTCGCTCAACCTGTATTGGATGCCGACATTGGCCCTGCTCCCGCTCGACAGCATCACCTCGGTGATGCTGCGCAAGATCGTCGGCAGCACGCCCTGGGCATCCCCCGGGGTGAAACGTTCTGCCATTCAACGACTGACCACGTTGTTTGGTACGGCCGTAAAGGATGGACTGATCATCCGAAACCCGGCCGACTCGATTGAACTGCCGGCGAAATCTAAAAAGCTGATCGATCCTTTCACGGTGACAGAGGCCGACGCGATCATCACCCACCTCTATAACAACCTGACCCATTCGATGCGGATCTACGCGGCGTACTTTGAGTTCGCCTTCTATACCGGCATGCGTCCCAGCGAGATTGCGGCGCTTCGCTGGGAAGAAGTCGACAAGGAAAAGCGGCTAGTCAACGTGTGTCGGATCGTCGCGGACTACAAGATCGAGGAGCGCACTAAAACCCGCAACGAACGTCAGGTCATGCTTAACAGTCGCGCACTGCACGCCATCGAACAGGCCGAAAGCTTGGCGCAGCAACGTGCCGCGCAGAGCCGGCGCAAACGCACCGAATCAGCCTACGTATTCCCACCAACGAAGAACTTCGAGTTCATTCAACAATCGAGCGTCACCGACAAACATTTCCGGGCCGCGCTGACCGCCCTGAAGATTCGCGCCCGTCGGCAATACAACTGCCGGCACACTTACGCTACCATGTGCCTCATGGCGGGTATGAACCCTGCATTTATTGCCACTCAGCTCGGTCATAGCGTTCAGATGCTGCTATCGACCTACGCCCGATGGATTAACTCCAGCACCGACTGGGGCGAACTCGGGAAACTCGAAAACAGCCTGATTGGTACAAAATTGGTACAGACTGAAACAGTACCCCTCTGA